TTTCGATAGTGTCAATTTGTTTTTGACCCTCCTTGCAAAGTGCGCTTCCGATTTCTTCCCTCAATCCCCTTAAGCCGTCGTCGTTTTCGTGCTCTGCCATAAACTCGGTTGCAGTGCCTCCGAATTTTATTCCCCTGTCTATTCCTTTTCCGATCCAGAATGCCCAGCTATGCCTTTGCTGACAGTGAGAGGGGTCGGAAGTGTCGATGCCGTATGAAATGATCTCTTCAATCTCGTTGCCGTTATCATGCTCATACAGGGCAAGTGCCAGCATTAAAGACGGTGATCCAAGAAAATAATTAGTCTTCATAGACCGGAAAAGATCCATGTGAGGAAATCGGCTCTGCCTCTCGATTACAGGGAGTTGCATTGAGGTGTAAACATCGCAATTCAGTTGATTAAGTTTTGAAAAGTGACATTCTGAATGACCGGGGTTCCACGTTTTCAGATATTCATATTTGTGTAACTCAAAGATTCTATCTATTTTAAGATTAGAATTTTCGTAGAATTGATAGCCGTTATTTAAAGTCCAGACCTCATACCCTTCGACGTATCGCCACATGTCGAGCTTACGTTCAAAAGCCGTGGCGCCCATTCCTAGAATTGCTATTTTTCTACTCATGATTAAACCTCGATAGTTGCCAGCATTTGCATATCCACGGCCCAAACTCTTTGCTCTCCGCCCCCGGTGTCTTGGTCATTGTCTCGTTTTACACCGGCCCTCTGAATTGTTGGCGCGTTCGAAATCTGTAGTCTTTGGATTCCGTCAATGTCTGCGTCATCAAAAGGTAGTAATCCCCATAAAAGAGACACGTTGTCGAGAGCCTTTTCCCGGCTTCCATAGACTCCCATAAATCGTACATTCATTTCGATAGCGAAATAAGCTTCATCGCTGGCAACCTGAATTGGCTCATCCCCGTCTCCCATTGCGATTGCAAACATGTTAGGGGTTGCGCCTTCGGTAAAGGCAGGAAGCTCTCCTTGATAACCTGTCGAATCGGTAAGCACTTCTGCAAACTTTGTCATGATCTCGGTTTCGATTGTATATAGGTCCATAATCTTTTACCTTATTTCGTGTCATTAAATCGCTTTACGATCTCTTCTTTACGCTTTTTCGATTGTCGCATCAAGTCTTTTTGGCGAGTGCGTCCGGTTGCGGCAATAAATGACGGCGTTATATAATCGCTTGCATAAGGCGTATTATTTGTGCTTTTAATGCTACCGCTTGCAAAGCTTGTCATATTATCCGTGTAGGTTCCCGTTTTAGCCTTTGCGTTTAAGTTGCTTATCCATGCAGGGATTCGCCCGTTTCCGCCTCTTGTCGCTGCCATCAACTTATTCAGAGGCGCAATCCATCCAGCTTTGAGCATACCTATATGGCTTTGCTTATACCGTATGTATTTTTTAATCTGACTCTCTTTCGCGTAAACCTTTCTGACCACGAGTCGCCCGCTTTTTTTGTACGGCCTTTGCTTACCTACCCGCTTATTTGACTTCGTCCGACGGCGGTTATGCTCCGCTTCCATTTGACCTTGCGACCATGCCCGACCGTCTTTCTCGGCAGCCCATAAAGCCCCGTTGGTAGAGTTAATATAATAAACACCATTGTTTTCACCGGATAACCATTCGAGTTTATCATCTGCAAAAACCTCCCTAATGTCTGAGGCAACCGCCGCTTTCTGTACTCGCTTTTGTTGCGCCAAACTTGTTCCCGGTCCGCCCGCCGCTTTTTTGATAACGTCAATTACCCACAGCCTCATTTGATCCTGGCAGAGGAATTTGGTATCAATTCCCCAATCTGTCGCGAGCTTTTGAATCTTGGCTTGTGCCCCTTTTAAGTTCTGAATGTCGATTGAAAAATCTTCGGACATTACATCCTCTTCATTGTGAGCCTTATCGTGTCGGTTAAAGCATCGGTTTCCGTATCATCCACATACATCTTAATCCCGTCCAAAGTGACGGTTGCCTTCGCTGGCGGGATCGTTCCTCGAAAGTCTGAAATAGCCGCAAGGACATCTTTCATTTTCGGATTATAGTTTCCATCCGGTTCGACCAAAACTTCGGCCTGTATATCCGAGGCCACGCATTTAATCTTTAGATTTCCATACAAAAGAACGCTAGGGAAATCCCTAGCGAGTCCTTTCAAATCATCTTTGAAGTTTGCCAACATAAGTTTTGCCCTCCCTATTTCTAGGGAGAGCTTATTTAGTTTTTTTTATCCAAGGATGGTAGTGACGAAGTCTGGTTTCCAGACCTTCGCGCCGTAGACGCAATTGATTTCCATCAAGTTCATTTTGTAACCCTTGTACAGGTTTACATCAAAAACGAGAGGGCTCATGTCGTCTGCGATTACAATCCGGTCAGTAGCTGCGTCGCCACCTTCAGGAACTGCGTAAGGACGCAAAGCAAGCTCTACGGCGTCACGGCGGAATGCGCTGTTAGCGGTGTAACTTGCGCCAATGGTTGCCGCAACGTTGTTCGCAAGGGTCTGGCGTAAGCCAGGAGCTTGCAAGACGATGTCTCCATCGCCGTCACCTGCGAATCCAGTTTTGACGATGTACTTGTTTGCATCGCCTTCAAAGGTAATTACGTCGCCCGCAACAATAGTTCCGGTCCCTGTATCAACATGGATCGTGGTGTCGCCAACGGCATAACCTGCGGTCAAATCGGACAAGTAACCTGCCCCGGTTCCTTTCGTGTGACTTTGCACCTGAGCGGATTCGCCGATTCCCATGCCTGACAAATTAAGCAAGGTTCCGTTTCGTAGCATTGCATCCGATCCAGCCTCATTTGCTTTGAAAAGGTTTGAGAGATTGCGGAAGTTCACGCCGGCAGTCGTATCAATTACCGCGCGTAACTCTTCGCTTCCGGCTCCGTTATCAACGAGGATCTTGCGAGCGTCATTGATTATAGCGTGAGTAGACCCAAATGGAGCTGTCCCAGCGGTTCCGGTTGCCCGTGACCCACCAAGCAGTACCTTCAAAGCTACCTTTGATTCGACTTTATTCACAAGTGCGCGAATGGCCTGAGCAAACATCTGATCAATAGCGGTCTGATATTGGCCGAGGTTATTCAGCTTGCGAGCATTTTCACCAGTGATCGGAATGCGAACATTCGCGACGCTATCAAGTGACATCTGTTCAACTCCGATCGTTTGGGAATTCCCTTCAGGAATAGCCATTGCCGGGGTCAAACTTTCATTCACGGTTGGAGCTTCAGTCACGATGGAATTGACTGTCCCATTGATACTGACTTCGTCGGTATCGCTGTTTGTCAATACGGCGGGCAAAAAGCCTACCAATTCGCGGGCAACGGTATCGCGTGCCCGATAAATGTTTTCCGCAAGTGCGGTCAATGTTAAACTAGCCATAATAATTCTCCTGTTTGTTAGTCGGCGATTTTACCGCCTTCGCGGATAAATTTGTTTTGTTCTAAAGGACTCAAGTCCTTAAATTTTTCGGATTGCATTTTAAGCTTTAGCTCTTGTTCATTCGCTTCGAGGTCAATGATTTTCGCATTAGCTACGGCGGGGATCATTGAGGCGTCGATGTTTGCCGGATTCTGCACTGCAAGGGTCAGCCTTTTAATTTCTAAAGCAGAGGCTTCGAGGCTTGCGTTCGTTTCCGTATGTTTCTCTGTCAGCTCTGCAATGGATGCTTCCAAGGTTGCTTTTTCAGCGGTAAAGGCTTCTACCTTGGCCATCAAATCAGCATTGGCGGATTCTGCAGTAACTAGTTCAGCCTTGCCCGATTCTATTTCCGCTTGTAGGGATGCAACCTGTTCAGCCGATTCAGCCTTAGCCGATTCAATTTCCGCTTTTAGCGAGGCAACCTGTTCAGCTGATTCAGTTTTGGCAGATTGGATTTCAGCGGTTAGGCTGTCCCTCTGATCTTTAATTTCTTTGCGTGTTAGTACTTTGCTCATAATGTTTATCCTGCTATTTCTGCGGCTTCGTAAATTGCGTCTGCGAGTGTTCCGATTTCGTCAATCAATAGTCCTGCTTTTGCTTCAGCTCCGAATACTGTTTGACCTTCCATTAATGATTCCGGCACATTTCCGCGTCGGTCAACAACAAAATTTTTGAATGATGTTGCGAGGGTATCCACATTGTCCTCTAAAAGCTCTCGTTGTTCATCGGTGACGGGTATGCCCGGAAATAACATGCCTTTGTATTTACCGCTCGCAATCATTTCAGTTTTAAGGCCGAGCATTTTCATTCTTTTCGAAACATCTGTCCATGTCATTAAGGTTCCGATGCACCCGATTTGACTTGATCCGCTTACGAAAACAGAGCTTGCGGAACATGCAAGATAATACCCTGCGCTTGCGACCAAGCTGTCCGAATAAGCCACGACGGGTTTAGTCGATTCCGTGATTCTTACGGCTGTCTCGTGCAGTCCGGTAACCATCCCACCGGGGGAGTTGATGTCCAAAACGATTGAGCTTACACTTTCATCGTTTTCAGCTTTTGAAATTGCCTCTTGAATGTCGGAATAATCGACAGCACCCATGCACGCCTTTTCAAAGCCCGATAGCCTGTGCCCTAAAACGCCGTCGATTGAAATTACTGCAACGCCGTTTACGATGTCATATTCCTGTGGCACTTTGTATTCAAATTCTTCCCCCATGATCTTAACCGTTTTAGCGTCAAAACCATTATCTAGATGGCGCTGGAACACCTCGTGGAAGGTCTGATAAGTTGCGGGCATGATTGCCCACGGTTTGCAATAAAGCTCTCGTGATGCGCGTTCAAGTCTCATAGGTTTTCTCCGTTCGTATCGTCATTTATTCCTGTCGAGTTACTTGATATACTCGTATTTTTCGCAAGTAATCCCCCTGCGTATTCGTTCAGCGACATTCCGAGTTCTTTCGCGTCCGACTGTAACCGCTTCATAGCGGTCTTGTGATTTTGATATAAATCTTCGGAAGTGGTTCCCTGTTCATCCGCCCAGTCGTCGGGTCCGCTTGTAAAGTTTTGGAATGATGCCTGCCTTCCAGCCTCTTCTTTCTGTTGGTCAAGTTGCGGAAAATATGGCTTCGTCCATTCGGCTCGGTTAAACAGAGACACGCCACGCTTGTCGATTGGCGGGGCTGGGATATGTCCGCCTCTGATACCCTGAGCAATTATGATGTTGTAAGCCCGCTGGGTAAATACGTCTCTCCGGTTTACCCAAAGTTCATTTATGAAGATTTTAAGCGCGGCTTGAGCGGCCTTGTTTGCGCTAAAAGAGCCATCGTATAAAGACATCAAAACCTTGTAAGGGATGCCCGCCCCGCTTGAAATGATTTTCTGATCGTGCTCCATCAACGGCACATATTGAGCGTTGGGGCTGTCAGCATTTGCAAAGGTAAAGTCATCTTTCGGGGATCCACTTGTTTTGAATCTCATTCCCCAATCGGCCTTTTCGTAAGTCGTGGTCGTTCCGTCTTCGTTCGTGATGCTGGACCCGGGGGCTTTTTTACGCGACCCCGCACGCTCGATCGAAAGTATCATTGCCTCGTTTTTGACTTTCTGCTTAGTCGCGTCGTGGATCTCTTCTTGATCGCGCAAGTTATCAATCACACCGTGCAGACGCGGCACGCCTCTAAGCTGCGACGCTCTCCAATACCAAGGGCAGAAAATGACGCTTGCAATGTTGTAGCGTGTAAATTTATTCGATGAATACCCCGTATTATCGTCATAATCACAGACATAGATATGCGTGATCCGCCCGTTTTTATCAAACCTGAAACCGTTCCGGATGTTGTCAGCTGCCCTCATTCCGGTTGGGGTGCGGATCTGCATTCCTTCGACCGTCAAAAATCCGTCACCCGTCCAGACGTAAGCCAGATCGCCTTGCACAAATTGCAACGTGATGAACATATCTTGCAGTGTTCCAAAGGTTACCCCAGGCCGTCTCTGGTAATCCGCACGAGGCCACCAGTACCCATTGAAATAATCAGTTGCGGCTTCGTCATACTCTTTCGCGTAGGCAATATCTTCAGCAGACCGGCCTTCTTTTTCGAGAATCGCCATCGTGGACGCGCGGGGTTGTGAGGGCCTGCAATAACGTCGAGCCGTCTCTACGATTGAGCGGGCTATAGGGTTGTTTCGATAAAGGTCCATTGCCTCAAGCCGCATTGCGTCGTAGCCGTGGCTACCCGTTGCCGTCTCTTCTGTGGACCGCCTTGATCGCCCGAAGGCGGCGGATTTACGTTTCCGGCTGTCTGGATCTCCGCTGGAATAAGCTGATCCACCCATTGACCAGCTTTCGATAACGCCTAAATCATTTCTCGCAATTTGCCTTTTCAGTGCCCATCCTGGCGCGACGGCCTGAATCGCTTTATCGAACTTGTTCAGCTCTGCTTTTTTTTGTGCGGTCATGAAATTATGCCCCCGTTATCGACGTATGTCACCCCAGCGTCGGCTGTGCCTAAGTAACCCTCTAAGTCCGCTATGGCTTGATTTCTTGCGGTTCTTGCAGACTCGATGCTACGCTTTGTAATCGTTCGGCCTGTCGTGGAGTAGTTTGTCGCGGTTGCCTCTAGGATTTCCTGATAAGCCGTCTCTGCCATCTGCCATGAATCTATTGCGACATTTGCCTTTGCCGCGTCAAGCACATCAGTTAGCAGGTCGATTCGAGCCTGATAAATGTTTTTCAGTGGAATTATTTTGTCGGATACAGGCATTTAGTAAATGATTCCGGCACATTTTCTACTAGGTCAACAAAAAACCCCGCTGATTCAGCGGGGTAAAAGCAGGAAAAGAAAAAAACAACAAACCTGCTTTTTAGATTGTTAATGCCTCGACTGCCCGCATGTGCCACAATTCCAACGCTTGAATCCGCTGGTAAGGCCAATCAGGATCCACATTACCAGCCAAGCTCCGCAAGTGATGATTGACAAGATTAAGTGTAAGATGTGGTTCGTTCCGTTTTTGACGTGCAGGGTTTTACGCTGGCAGGTTTTACATTTGAGGCGTTTCTTTATTTCTGACATTTCATTTCTACTTTTTGTTTTTCTAAAGCATCATATCCCAGCGTGCAAGGACAATCTGCATCGCCTCGCAGTCAAATAAATGGTCGTCTTTGTGCTTGCTGACCCATTCACCGTCTAGCTTTCGGGTTGATAGGATTTGCCGAAAGTAGTAAGCTTTTTCCTTTTCCGCATTTGTCCAGTCATTCGGTATTCGCCAATCTTCCCCGCTGTCGATGCAATCTATAAGCCACGATCGAAAAGTATCCGCTGACCATGTTATTTCTAAAAATGGATTAGTTCCCCCTCCGGTTGACCGGCCTTCTGTCGCGTCTCTAGCGGTCCACTGCATAGCAACGGATTTAAGCGTGTCTGACCCACGCAAGGCAATGACCCTTGATTCTTTCGGGTCTGTGTCGGTATATTCCGCGCAATAGTCGGCGACATCTGATTGCCTCAAGGCATACCCGATGTCGATGCCTACAAGCGATGGTTCGAATCGGCCTATGGTTTCATCGAAGTCCGGAAAGCCTGGGGAATTCCCGCACTCCAACAAAGCAGAATGTGCTTTCTTTCGGTCTTGGTCAAATGCCCATTCACGAGCCAGCCACCAGATATGGAGTTTCTGCACGTCCGCCGTGACGTAGTTTCCGCTTACCCATTTGCCGGGAGAAAAGACCTGCCCGAATTTGTAATCACTCTGGCAATGGGTCAGCTTTTCTTCGGTCGCACTCGCTTCGTTTTCTCTGTGTGCCTCTGCCCAATATTCAGCAAAGTAAGTTCGTAGCGTGTTTCGGTTTCTGTCCTTCGGCTTTGCGGAAGTATTTATCCTGTACTTGGCAGAAATAAACCGCTTTGCAATCGAGCCAAAAGAGCAATCAGCAAAGGGTATCATCAATGCTACGTGACGACGGCCCCGCCTGGTTCCGGTGTCTTTATATTTCCAATATCCTTTCCGGTTGTAGTCCATTCTCTCTGATTCTTGGATGATCGTCCCGTTCGGCGTTTGATAATGTGCGGAAGATTCGACCTCTTCAAGATCCCACTTGTCCCCGCCCTTTGCAGCTTGAGCCCATTTAACCCCGTCATGGGTCCACTTAAATTCCCCGCCCGCTGGGTCAGGCATATACCATTCGCCTTTGTCTGATTCTTCGTAAAGTTTTAACATTGGATCCTCGTCGGGATTGCCGCGCCGGGTCGGGTCAATGGACCCGCCCCAAATAATATGATGAAAAGGGTAAGCGGCGCAACGCCTCCGAACCATGTCCACGCCAAACTCATTCCAGAGACTGACTTCATCCGCATAAATCCTAGCCCAGCCGTCTTGCTTTGTCGCTGTCCCTGAGCTTGCCCACGTAGCGCGGAAATCCATTGCAGGAAACTGGATGTCTTGCCTGACTACTTTCGCTCCCTTGAATTGTTTTTCTGTTTCTCTGGCTAGTGACATCCCCCTGATTACGCGGCGGTCAAGGAAGCCCTTCGCAAGTTCCATCTCTCCGGTTATGTACAGCGTTGGCTCTGGATTGCGGGCAACGGTGTAGCGTAAATCTGTGAGGATTAGATTCTCACTGAATCCCGCACGGCTGCATTTGAGTTCTACCTGTTCCCTAACGTTTCGATCTTGTGCATCCTCTAAAGCGTCTTTCCATGATGGTATCAAGTCAGAACTGAAATCATCCTTGTAAGGCGTGTCATAGTTTTCAGCTCTGGAATAATCAATATTATCTTCTGCCCACTTCCATGATTCTACAGGCGGAACCCATACGTGCTCTGATTGGAATGTCTCAAATCTTTTATCTATTAAAAGCATCTTCGACAGCCTTCATATATTTTTTGTAAGCCTTCTCAAATACCTCTGCATGTTCTGGGTATGTGCTAGATTCATTTTCAGACCAAGCCCTTATTACTCCTATCAGCTTTTGCGCAATTTGTAGGTCAGTAGATTCTACCTCTTGCCTTTGTATCAATTCTCCTTCAAGTTCCATCCGCCTATTCCGTAAAATGAAAACCTTTTCCTGTAACTCTTCTCTCTTTAAGTCTGCGTTTGGTCCGCTTGCCGCTTTGCTTTGTCTCTCTAAGATTTGCGCTAAGATGTCATTTACATCCCATCCTTTAGATTTAGACTTTTGCGCCCTTAGTTTATTGATCCAGTCGTATGACTTTCGTTCTGATATTTCACACTTCCGCTTTATTATCCCCAGCATCGTTTTATCTACTTTCGTAAATGCAGGATAATCATTCTCCATTTCTGGAATATCTACGCCGTCTTCTTTCAGCTCTTCCATCTGCTTCATTTCAGAGGTGGACAGCGGCTTTCCCCCTTTAAGCTTCTCCGTAATGTTTCGGATCTGAACTTTTGTAATCTTGTCAAACTCTTCCGATGTAATCTTAATGCTCATGTTTTTTATATTTTAATGATGTTGGCAAGGGTCGCGTTCTTAATCCGGTATGCGTCTTTGTGGGTGAGTTTCTTTTCTTTAACTGATTTTTTTTGAACTTTCTAAAATTAACTTGGTGCTGCCATCGCCCCCACCTCTTAGATATTTTTACAATGTCAGGATGCTGTTTTTGCAGGTGCTGAGCCATCGCAAGCCGTCCGTCAAACTCAGCATCTTGTCGGTAGAGCTCATCGGTGTTTCCTCCGCTCATTGTCATAGTCGCCTGTTTGTCGCACATGTATATGTTAAAAAGCATTGTACAAAACCCAGCCTTTAGATACCGGATCGAAAGATCCGTGTCCTCATTATATCTACCTCTCCAATCAAACCCCTGAGTTCGATTACATAGGAGAATACAAGAATAGATCCTCGTGTTCAGCGTGACTGGTAGCTTGGCGGCCCCTTTTGCTGTTGAACTTTCGGATACCATAAAGCCTGTGTATTGCATCCCCGCCATAGGGACGTTTGTAAAGCGATCTACAAATTTCTCAATGTTGGCAAATGGTTCTCCGTCATCACACTTCACCCTTTTCTTATTTACGAGTTTTCTAAACCCAGAAATGTTATCGTCAAGAATCCAATGACGACGCGCTCCAGATTTTCTTGCATGATTAAAAACCCAGTTTCGCGCAGGTATCCCACCTTGGTTCAAATTTGAAAATGGCAAGACTAAAATTTTGTTTGCAGAAATCACAGCCGCGTAGTCGTCATATTCTTGCGGTTCGATGACTATTTTGTAATCAACCCCCATGTATTCAAGCGCCTTTGAGGTTTTACGTGTGGCCGACCTACCTTTCGAAATTATATAGATGGGATATTTAGGATTCATTTTGGAGTGCTTGGGAACCAAATAAATTTTGCTTTGTCAGAAAACTTTACTCCAGTCATTTTTGAAAAATCCACCCGTGCTCCCATTGTCAAAAAATGAACTATAACAGTACCTCCCTCGCCTTTTGGTGATCCGTCGTAGTCTGGCATGTCCGATTCTGCGTACTCTGATTCTAGATCAGCAGGGTATGGTGGGTCTAGCAAGTCTTCGATGTAGCTATCATCAAAACCCGCAAGCGTTAAATCAATTTCATCCGTAAGTGACATTATTTCTATTTTCAGCATTTCACTATCCCACCCGCCCCCAATTTCTGCCAGCTTGTTATCTGCTAGGATATACGCCTTGCGCTGGATCTCTGTGAGGTGATCCAAAATAATGCAGGGCACTTTATCAAGACCCATTTTTTGAGCCGCCAAGACTCGACAATGCCCTGCTATGATTCCGTTATCAGAACCCACTAGAATAGGATTGTTGAATCCAAATTCTTTTATGCTTCCTGCGATTGCAGAAACTTGTCGCTCATCATGCTTCTTTGCATTTCTGGCGTATGGGATAAGGTCGGCTGTTTTTATTTCTATAAGCTTGTTTTTCATTTTTTATTACTGATTGGTTTTTTAAATTTTATTTGACTGACCTTAGATATTTTAGATCTTGGTTAAAAAATGCCAAAGTGCCCGAGCC